CTGGGAAACGCACTTTGACCCAAGAGTTAGAAATAACTGGAACAAGTTGCACTGGGACAGTAGGAAGTCAAGTAATGTAACAAAGGACATGACTGACTACTTCGCTAATAAGTACGGGATGGACTCAAATGTCTTTAGGATTCGTGTCGCAGGTGAGCCACCTCTCGAGGATGAGAAGACGCTTATTAGTCTGTCTTGGGCTCAACAGTGTATTGATTCTGGTGTTACTTGTGACCCAGACGATCCACTGTATTTGGGCGTTGACGTTGCTCGTTTTGGGGATGATAAGTCAATTATATTGCCTAGGCAGGGTTTAGTTATTAAGCCCTGGGACACGTTCCAGTCAATGAACACTATAACACTTGGTGGTCATATTAACCAAGCGTATGCAGACTTTGAAGCTGAAGGTATTGCCATTGACGAGATAGGTGTTGGCGCAGGTGTAACTGACTGGCTTCATAAGAATGGGCATCAGCGAACATGCTTCGGTGTGAACGTGGCTAACAGTAGTACGGATAACACAAAGTACCATAGACTGCGTGATGAACTGTGGTGTCGGGTACGAGATAAGTGTATGAAGGGACTTTACAATTTCCCTACAGATAAGGTAAAGTTGCTTAGCCCTGACGGAAGCATAATGGAAATGGTACTTGGCGAAGAGTTGGCTAATGAACTTAGTATGCCACTTTATGACTTTGACGAAAAGGGTGCAATAATAGTCGAAAGTAAAAGGGACATGAAGAAAAGAGGAATAGCTAGTCCTAACATAGCTGACGCGTTGTGTCTTACTGAGTACTTTGAGAGTGTGGCGACACAACTTTGGGGTAGCCAGAAAGCCAAGGATGCAAACAGTAAGGCGCGTAATGCTGGAAACTATGGAAGTAATAGTGACTCTAATTCATGGATGTATAGATAAAAGGAACTTATTATGCATATAGCTGAAAATGAAATAACTGCTATAACAGCAGACAAGTTACTTAAGTGGCTTAGGGATTCTGAGGTAAGTCAACCTGAGACATGGTACAGAAAAGACAGCATGGAGGACTATAGATTCTATGCTGGGCGGCAGGACAGCAATCAGGCACTAGCTGCACTGGCGGCGCAAGATAGACCGGCTACTGTATTCAATGAGATCAAACCAAAGATTGACATGCTTGTTGGACTTGCTGCACAAAGTAAGCATGACCCACTTGTTGAGCCCGTGGGTAGTGAAGATGGGGCATTAGCTGAACTTTGTACAGGAGTACTTAAGCATTACAGACGTAAGTTGAATATGAGTAGACGCGAACTTGAGTGTTTTGAACATTCAGTTAAAGGTGGGCGAAGTCTACTGCACTTTTATGTTAATACTGATAATCCATTCCAGCCTAAGATAAGCATTAAAAGGTTTAACGGTCGTAACTTTTATCTTGACCCTGAGAGTACTGAATATGACATGAGTGACGCTAGGTACTTGTTTCTTGAGAGTTGGCTTAGTGTTGACGAACTTAAAGCTAGGTGGCCAGATTTTGACATTAGTCAATACCAGGGATACGTAGTAGGAAACAATGTTGACTTACCTAGCTTCTTTAACGAAGCCAGAGATAAGTACCGCATTGTAGAAGCTTGGTATTACAAAGTTGAAGATACTATATGGTTTCAGAATCCTATAAGTAACCAAGTAGAAAACCTTGCTCCTAAGGCTTTTGCTCAGTTTAGTAAGGCTTGTAAAGAGGGTATTCCTCTTGGTCCACAGGGTCAACCACAGAAATTTGAACCTCCTGATCCTGTACCTGGCAAAAAGAAGAACTATTACTACCGTATATTTTCTGGTACACACATAATGGAAGAAGGGCCTAGCCCTTATAATTTTGATGGAATACCAAGTGTGCTGTACGGCGCGTATAAGGACGAAGATACAAATGCTTGGTTCGGCGCAATTAAGATGATGAAAGATCCTCAACGCGCAATTAACACTATGCGAAGGCAACTGAGTCATTTGTTACAGACACTACCTAAAGGTATACTGGTTCACGAGAGTGGCGCGATACTTAATATTGATGAGTATGAAAGGAACAGTGCGAAGCCTGGGTTCCATCTTGAATTAGGTATGGGTGGAATGGGTAAGTACAAATTTGAGACACAACCAACCATTAGTCCTGTATACAGCCAGTATAGCGCTGAATGTAGCCAAAGTATTAAGGATGTTGGCGGTATACAGAATGAAATGATGGGTCAGGAAACAAGTTCACGTACTCCTGGTGTAACGGTAAAAAATAGGCAGGAAACAAATCTTGCAGTTCTGTTCCTACTGTATGATAACTTTAGAGAGAGTAGAATTAACGGGGATAAAATACTGCTTAAGTTTTGCCAACAGTACACAAGTGAAGGTGAGATAATTAAGATACTTGGTCCAGAAGGATCACAACTTGTGCAGATAAACACACAGATTAACCCTGATGTACAAGGATTTAATGACATTAGAATAGGTGATTACGACGTAGCGATGTCTGAAATGAATGAAACAAGTACTACACGTCAGGCATTTGCTTCATTGCTTATGGAATACAGTCAGAACAATCCTGGGGTTATTCCACCCGACCTTATACTGGAGTATGCTGATGCACCTTATACAGCTATTCAAGCAGTTAAAGCGTCAACTAACGCGAGCCAGCAAGCGGCACAACTCGAAAAGGATAGATTATACGAATTGGAATTGCTTAAGGTACAAGTTAAAGCAGACGGGCAAAAAACTGATGCAGTTATTAAGGCAAGAGAACTTCAAATCCAACAAAGGGAAAAGGTATCTTCCAATGGCAAAGCGTAGCATGAAAGCTGATATGCAAAAGATGAAAGAAATGCAACAAATGCAAGAGTTGCAGGAAGCACAAAGTCCTGCTGGAGCAGTTCCTGAAACAGAAGCACCCATAAAAAGGCGCAAAGGTAAGTTAGCTAAACCAAATTTTTAAAGGAGATTTAAATGGAACTCGTAGACAAAACGGAAGTGCCAGAGGCTGTAGTTCCTCTTAGTGCAGAGCTGGAGACTCCAGACGAAGTAGAAGAAGTTGTTGAAACAGCAGAAGAAAAAGTGGAAGAAGCTGAGAAAGTTGTTGAGCAGAAGATCGAAGACGCTGAAGTTTCTGGTGCTACAAAAGCTGAGATCAGTGAACTTAGAGGTCTACTGCGTGAACTGCGCAATGACAATATTAGTTTGAAGGCACGCCTTAGCGCAGCTGAAAGAGTGCAGAAGGGTGACTTTGGTGAGGACGGAAAGGGCGCTGATGTAACGGAACTTGAGCAGTATCAAGATAAACTGCAAGCAGCTGCTACACGTGACTTTTCTGAGATACTTGCTGTGATGGAAGTAAATCCAAAGTACGATGATTTGTATGAGGTATGTACCGGAGCTAAGTTCGAGGACATCTTTGAACGTGTGGCACAATTCAGAAGTTCGGAAAACGGGTCAAACTTCTCCACGGAATTGGTAAAGATTAAAGCCGAAGTATGGTCTATGCCTAATCCTTATAAGTACATGTATGAAACTATTAAGGAGTTTCATCCGGACTACGCTAAGAAGGACGTGGAAAAGGAAGTTAGTAAAGAAACAAAGACAGCTAAAGAAGTACTTGCTTCTAAGAAAGTTGTTACCGCGCCAGGAAGTGTTGCTAATCTGGGTGGTGGGGATGAAACTAAGAGTGGCTGGACTTCTGAAAAGATCGACAGTATGCCTGAGAGTCAGTTACATACTGTACCAAAGGATGTTTATAAGAAGTGGCTGGCCGGTGATTTAGACTAAGTTAAAATGTCAATTTTTGACGTTTCTCGGAAACGTACTAAAAAGGAGTAACAATGGAAACGAAGATTCTTACTAATGATGCGATTACCAGAAAACGCTGGGCAAAAGACCTCTTCAGCGTAGTGCTTCCCGCTGTTGAGTTCAATGACATTGTCGGTACTGGTTCCGACTCAATCATTCAGATTAAAACTGACCTTGGAAAAGGTGAAGGTGACCAGATCACTTTTGGTATCCGTCTTCCACTGGTTGGTGAAGGTGTTGTCGGTCGTGACAAGATCGAAGGAAACGAAGAAGCTCTCAGATTCCGCGACTTCAAGATGACGATTAATGAACTTAACCACGCTGTCGATACTGGCGGCAAAATGGAAGAGCAACGTATTCCTTATGACCTGATGAAAGAGGGTAAAGATGGTCTGCAGGAGTGGTGGTCAGCTAAATTGTCTGACTACATCATCAACGTACTAGCTGGTAACAGTAAGTTCCGTATTGCTGGTAAAGTATTTGCTGACCCAATTACTGAACCTGATTCAAACCACTTCCTGACTCCTGGAAGTGTTGCTGAGAATGCACTGGATATCACAGCTAAGATGGATCTTGACTTTCTTGATAAGATCAAACAACAGGCTGAGATTGGCGACCCTCTGAATGGTATTTACAAGTTGCGTCCTAAGATGATCAACGGTAAAGCATATCTTACTGTTTACATGCACAACTATGTATTCGACCAACTGCGTAAGAACACCAACGTAGCTCAGTGGGGAGATCTGGTTCGCGCTGCCGGCAAACTGGGCCAGGAAAACGTTGAGATTGAGTACAATGGTATGATGATCAAGAAAACTGTTCGTGCACCTAAAGTTGTTGATTTGGGTGGAGGCGCTGGAGTTTACCGTACTATGGTTTGTGGTGCTCAAGCTGCTGTATTCGCATGGGGCGGTGCTGGTGAGAGCAAGTCGTCTGTAATGGCTTTCGTTCCTTACACCCGTGACGCTGAGCGTTTTGCTATGGTTCGTGGTGGTGGTATCTTGGGCTGCCGTAAGGTAGTATTTGACAGCCTCGACTCCGGTATCATTGTAGCATCTACTTATGGAGCTCCAATTTCTGCCTAATTCTGTTAACAAGGAGTAACACATGGCACTGAAAGCAACAAAAATTAGTACGGCAGCCGCTGACAATATCCGCATTATGAAGGGTAAATATGTAACGTCAGCTGACGGCGATGGTGACTATATCGCCTTTGAACTTCCTAAATACTGTTACCTGAGTCATGTATCAGTAGATATTAAAACAGCATATACTTCTGCTTCTACTGGTACTATTACAGTTGGCATCAAAGAACCAGGTGTTGCTATTTCTGCAGCACAGGTAGCTAATGATACTGTTATACTGTCTGAAGTTACAGGTGTTAAGGGTATTTCAACTGGTATCTACCTTGAAAAGGGTGGTGTACTTACAGTGGGTATTGTGAAAGGTAACTCTGCAGCAGACGCGGTAGTAAGACTGTTCGCTGTATTTTCTGTTATTCACTAATTTCAGAAACGTCAAAAATTGACGTTTTAACTTAGTACTTTAAGGAGTAAGACATGGCATCAAAAGACAAACGCCGTACGGACGTAAGAGTACCAGTTAACAGTGAACCATTCTGGTTTACTTCCTCTATCATCACAACTGCAGACGTAAACGTTGACGCAGTACTGGCCGATTTCAAAGCACTTGATGGTACATTCATTATACTCAGTGCGGGTGTTGAAATCATCGAAGCTTTTGACGGAACAGCATCGTTGACAGTAGGACTTGGCACTATGGCTACACCGGCTATAGGAACAGTTACTTACACAGATCCGAACAAGTTTCTTATCTCTGCAGACGTAACAGAAGCATCCGTTGGTTACTACTCACAGGTAGGCAGCCAGTTAGCTATTGATCTTGGTGTAGGTAAAGCTGAAGTAATCAAAGGAGCTGATACAACTGTTCCTGTTGTGTCCGCAGTAATGACTGCTACTAACCCTACTGTTGGTAAGGCTCGCGTTCATCTGCTACTGTCAAAAGTTCCAGTAATGTAATTTGCATTATGGGAGACGGTGTAACAGCCGTCTCCCATTAAAGGAGAAGTCAATGCAGTTTTCTGAGATGGTGCAAGAAGTTATGAACATAGTCCAGGACTCTAGTTTTGACGACTTTATACCTGGTTACGTAAATGAAGCATTTTTGCAAGCATCAGGAAGGGTAGATATTCCTGATCTTAAAAGAGTAGGGATTGCAAGTACTGTTGTTGGGCAGATGTACACGTCACTCGCTGGATTGCAGTCCGGTTTTAATGGTCGCTTATCAAAAGTACTTGATAACACTATTATTAGATTTAGAAATGTTGAAGAACTTACAGATTGGATTATAAGTAACGAACGCCTATTAACTGAAGAAGGCCCTGTTGAAGCAGTAGCGTTGGAAGGAAAGACTCTTTGGTATTTTCCAACACCTACTGTTAGCCAGGCAATACCATGTTTACTTTATTCAAATCCTACATTACTTGTTGCTGATGAAGATGTACCTAATTTTGTTCCTGAAATTTGCCATAGAAATATAGGAATTCATGGTGCTGTATTTTTAGCTAGCATAGTTGCAGAAAATGGAATTGACGGAGAAAAGGTTGACTCTAATTATAACTACCAATTATTTGAGAAAGGTATAACACAACTTTCTGAGTGGGTTGGTAAGAATAGAATAAACACAATATCCAGTACCTTTAACGACGACACTACGAGTACTACGCAGTGGGGAAGTATGTTTACGAGGTGGACTAATGTCAGGTAAGCATGAGGTAATGTTATTTACTAAATGTACTGGACTTAATGATAGTTTAGAAACTAGCGCTGCAGCTTTTAATGTCGACGGTGTTACTGACTTGGCAGGTTGCTTGAATGTCACTGTTACACCAGAAGGAAAACTGGTTAAAGTTTCAGAATTTACTGAAGTACTTACACACACAGATGTTATTGATGAACTTACTGCTGGTACACGTATGCTAGCTCAGAGTGCATCTGGACTAAGTGAGTTTAATGGAACTAACTTTACATCATTACTCAGTTCACCATCATTCACAGCAGGAGTTAAAGCGACTTATGTGCATACTCCTATTGATATAAGAATAAGAACTGAGCCAACGGTTCAACACAAGTTAGTTTTAGGAACCGTAAGTACTAGTGCAATTACACTAGGAAATTACGCAGGACCTACAACTTCTAGGTCGAGTGCGTTTAGTAAAATGCCTGACTTCACAAGTGGATTTGTATTTAATTCAAGGCTTTATGCTGCTTTTGGTAATTTTCTGCAATACAGTGAAGAGTACTATTACGACCTTTGGCATCTTGGAGATAGCCATATAGGTAGTAAAAATACTGTGCTACAGTCAGGTCAAATACCTGGTTGTGTTATTACAGTACACGATGACGGTGTAACTGGATATTTTGGTACAGGACCTGACGACTTTCAAAGAAAATTCTTTCCGTGTTCTGTTATTTCTGGAACACTCTTTAGTGGCTTTTTAAGTAAAGTATATGAATATGCTCATGTTTTTATGTGTACTGATGGAGTGTATGTTCTTACAGCTGACGGTAAATTAACTAATTTAACTGTTGCTAATACTGACCACCTAGACATACTTAATACAAGTTACAGTGCAGTTACAGTTGTTGACGGAAAATACTTAGCTTTTGGTAATTTATGCTGTATTGAATATGACTTTCAAGTTAAAGCATTATTACTGCGAAGTACATTTGGAATTAAGTCAACGTGTTTCTGGAATAATAAACAGTACTATGGAAGTGGTACAAAGTTACTTACGCATGGAGTAAAGCAGGATACTACTACACCTGCTTCAGTTAGACTTCCATTTAATGACTTTGGTGACCAACGTAATAAGCAGATTAGAATACTGTATTTCACGGGGAAGATAACTGGTAGTGCTAGCATTGTAGTTAGAAATCAGTATGGAAACAGTATAACACGCGATGTTAGTAATATTGGGTACGTACAAAACTATAGACTAAGTGGACTTAGATCATGTAAAGGCCAAAAACTTTCTGTTGAGTTTATTGTTAAGCATGGTGAATTTAAGTTAGAAGAATTACGTGCTACATTTGTAGTTAGAAGCCGTTAGGTCTAAGTTAAAACGTCAATTTTTGACGTTTCTGGTGAAATAATGATAGAACAATCTCCCATATTGCGTGAAACAGATGCGTACAAGAACGCATATCGTGGATTCGCTATGGCTCAGATGCGTATTCTAAAAGACTACATGCAACTTGCGGGTCTGAATACTTACTCTCGTGTTGTAACATTTGCTGATGGGGTGGTGATTACATGCAAGAAGTCTTTTAACCATGAGGTTGTGGATATTTTTATTCCGCCGGTAGTAAGTAAGGTGAGTAAGGATATTAAGGTGAGTATGTCGTGTTTTGCTGTACACCCAAGATCTTCTATTTACCCCAATGGAATTGATGCCGGTGTAATAACCGAAGGTACATTCGGTCAGTCAAGTAATAACAATGTCATGTTTCCTTTGTATGATAAGGACAAGGGCACTTTTAGAATATATGAAGGTGTTGATAAGTGGTTATCAAAGCCATCATCTACTGACAATTACGGAGTAAATCATTGGGTTGCCAAAGATAGAACTATCGGGTGGCGAGGGTGGCCCGCTATTACGCTTGGCAACAGCCGTGAGACGAGTATTGATGGTGTTACACAGTTTGATGTACAGACTGGTTACAACACCTACTATACGCCGCTTTCCGGTAACCTGTATATTGATGGAACTGCTATTTCAGTCCCTGGAAAGGTTCGTGGCGCGGGCAGATCTGCGCACGGATCAACAGTGTTGGTTGTTACTGTAAACTATACTCAGTATGATATTTCTGGTATTGGAGATGCAACTATAAATCCTGATGGTCAGGATTGGTTGTATGACAATAACTCTACCGAACTTCCTGAAGAGATGAGAGCGGGCAGAGTAGGTGGCTATTATGATGAGTTATATATCAGGTCTGCAACAGGTGTACCATATCTGGTGAATGGTCGTAAAAGATACGCATTGACAGGATATAAGAATAAGAATGGCATAGCAGTAGATGGATGGATCAGGATAGGATACCGTGTTAGTTCTGTTACCAACCTTCCTGTATGGTTCTCGGCCGATGCGTTGAGTGCGGAAGAGGAATCTGGTACGTGGTCATGGACCTATGCTACTACACCCGATCCAGATATTACAAATGCGCAAGGAGTGTTCACCAGTTCGTTTTCTACCCGACCTACAGTAAATAATACGTTTGTCTTGCAGACATCTCCAAATATTGCACAGTTCACTATCCAACTTAATGCGTGGGATATAGCCTATATGCTGAATAACCACGCAAGTATTACACAAAGTAGGTACGACGAAACATCGGTAGCAGTAAATTATATTAGTAAGTCTAAAATGGTGCCTCACTTACTGGAGCGTAGGCCAGATCCTGTAAATTATTATATTGATATAACTTCATTAGGTGGTGGACTTTACAGGCTTACAGCTACTGGATTTAAATTTCGTATTGGATCGTGGAACACTGGAAGTACAGAATTAAGTATCATAGTTGATACTTCTACTATATGTGGAGTTAATACATTTACATTTAAAGAC